GGCCATCACGCGCATCCACGACGTGGAGGGCTCGCTGACGCTGACCTCGATCGGTGGCGGTGCGGGCGGCGCGGCCAACAGTGAGATTGTGATCCAAGCCGCGCAGTCGGCCGGACGCAAGCAGTCGAACGCGGCCGATCACGGGTTTTGGTTGACGGTCGGATCTCAGAACGTGTCGGCGGCTGGCGTCCATGTGGGGGTCTGGGTCAACCATATTCACTACGGCGTGTTGACGCAGCTGCGGGTGCGGTTGGGGTCGGCCATTGGCTCGGCGACGGCGGGAAACTGGGACGGGCACAACTTTCCGCTCGCGCAGTACCCGGCGCTTGGGGGCTGGGTGCGGCATTGGATCGACGTGGCGCGTACGCCGGACTTCCAAGGCGATTCTGGTGGGCTCGTCAAGACGGCCTTGATCGGCGTTGCAGTGGTCGCATGGCTCCCGGCGGTGAGCGGCAACGCGCCCAACATCATCATGGACGCGTCGGACTTCACGACGACTGGGCTATTGCTGACCGGGACGGCGGGCGTCTGGCAGGATTTCATCACCGCCGACGAGGGCACCGGGGGGAATAAGTACGGCGTGGTTGTGACGACCGCTGGGGTCATCTTCGTCCTCGCGCGATTGATCCTCGGGTCGGCCTCGTCGCTTGCGTTCGCCGACAGCGGCTTCGTGATCGTGTTCCCGCAGCAGGCGACGGTGGCGGCCAACTTCATGGGCCTCACGGTCGACCTTCAACACGCTTCTACGGCGATCACCTGGGCGAACGGCGTTGTCAAATCGGCCGGGACGGTCCAAGGCGATCTGGTGGTGACGGGGAACGCCGGTAGCCTGGCCGTGGAGAGCACGACGCTCTCCGCCTTGCGGGTGGTGACGCTCACGGCGGGCGCGACATTGACGGAGTGTCTCGTCGCTGGGTGCGGGCTGATCACCGCTGGCGGCGGCGCACTCCTCGATTGTTCGGTGATCGACGCCACAGGTACAGCAGCGTTGCTGTGGGACACCGCTACTGACCCGAACGGAAAGCTCGACGGCACGGCGTTCACATCGGGAGGGAGCGGACACGCGATCCAGTTCGGGCCAAACACCCCCGGCGATCCAACTGAAATCAGCCTCTCGGGCGTGACCTTCTCGGGCTACGGGGCCGCTGATACGACCGATGCGGCGATCTATAACAACAGCGGCAAGCACCTGATCATCAACATCATCGGCGGCGGGACTACACCCACGGTACTTAATGGATCTGGAGCTTCCACGACGATTGTGTCTGGGCAGACGGCCGTCACGTTCACCGGCATGAAGGACAATACCGAGGTGCGCGTCTACGACGCCGGGACGGGCGAGGAAATCGCCGGCATCGAGGACGCGACCGACGGGAGCCCGGGCAACCGATCGTTCACCTGGAGCGATGCCGCCAGCAACGTCGTGGACTACGTGATTCACAACGTCGACTATGAGTCCATTCGCGTCGAGGGCTACGTCGTGCCAGCATCCGATGCCTCGATTCCGATCCAGCAGCGGCTGGATCGCAACTACGAGAACACGTGATGCCGACCTTTGACGGGAGCAACCTGTTGATCGTGCTTGATGCAAGCATTGCGGAGGTCGACGCAAAGGCGGATCTCTACTCGGCATGGAAGGCATGGCTGAAGGTCGGGGCGAACGCCAAGTACTCGCTGGCGTTCGACACGGTGGGCGGTGATTCGACGACCGCGGCCGGCGCGGTGTCGCCGTTCTTCTTCTTGCGCAATGACCTCGGCTGGCGCATCCGTCCGGCTGAAGAAGATGCGAACGTGACAATCGTCGGCAACCTGTACGGCCGCGACCCAGCACTACCAGTATTCGTGCCGACTTCGGGCGCCTACACGGTCTTAATCGCCGTCGACCGTGATGCGTCATCGGTCGTCGAGACGGTGACGTCGGGAAGCGGCGTGACTGAGCAGGACAAAATTGACATTGCGAATTTGACCTGGGCAGAAGTCATCGATGGAGCCTACACGAGCGAACAGCTGATGCGCGTGCTCGCAGCCGCAATGGCAGGGAAATTATCAGGCTCTCCTGGTCCAACGATTACGATCCGGGACATTTCTGACACCAAAGATCGGATTGTGGCAACTGTCGATGAGGAGTCGAATCGGACGGAGATAGTGCTGGATGTGACCTAGCATGGCGACTTTCTATACGCCCTATTACTACAACGACTCTTACTTCTGGTATCTGACTGGTTCAGCGCCAGGGTCACTGTCCCCGTCTATTTCCGCATCCGCAAGCCTCTCGCCCTCGCTTTCGGCGAGCACGTCACTCTCGCCCTCGCTTTCGGCGAGCACGTCACTCTCGCCTTCGCTTTCAGCGAGCGTGTCGCTCTCGCCTTCGCTTTCGTGGAGCGCGTCACTCTCGCCATCCGCCTCGCCCTCACCTGCCGCTCCGGCTGAAGTCATCACCTACGGCAATCAATGGGGCAGCCGCGGCACGGCGACCTCGTGGCAGCCTTTGCGCCAACTAAGCGGCAGTCCTTCCGTGAGCGCGTCTCTGTCGCCAAGCGCCTCGCCGAGTGCCTCACCGAGCCCTTCATTTCCGCCGCTCGATCGACTGTCGATCGGGCGGGATGATGACGACATCTTCGTGCTGTTCTTGGAGGCCGCATGAGTCTGAAACTGTCGATTATCATTCCGGCGCGCAACGAACGCTTCCTGCAGCCGACCATTGATAGCCTGCTCGCCGGTGCGACTGGCGACATTGAGATCCTCGCCTGCCTCGATGGGTATTGGCCCGATCCGCCGCTCCGCGACGATCCACGCGTCCGCGTGCTGCACTGGAGCGAACCCCGGGGGATGCGACCGTCGGAGAACACGGCGATCGCCGTCGCCACGGGCGACGTTCTCATGAAGCTCGACGCCCACTGTCTCGTCGCGCCCGGCTACGACGAGGTGCTGACCGCGGCGTGCGAGCCCGGCACGCTCGTCGTGCCGACGCGGCACAGCATCGATCCCGAACGCTGGCGGACGAGCGCCGAGCCGGCGACCGGAGTCGAGCGGGGCGGCGCGGTGAAGTGGCGGCACTGGAACTACCACATCCTGACGTTTCCCTACCTGCCCAGCATGTACGGCTCGGGACTGCACGCCGTGACGTTCCCGTGGGATCAGAACAAGGTCATCAACGAGGAGCGACAGGCCGTCCTAGTTGACGATCTCATGTCCTGCCAGGGCTCATGCTGGGTGCAACGCAAGGCCGACTTCGAGCGCCTGGGTTCGCTCGATCACGAGAACTACGGCTTCTATGGCGAAGCGATCGAAATCTGCAACCGCGTTTGGATGACCGGGGGCAGGTGCGTGATCGCCAAGGGCACCTGGTACGCCCACCTCCACAAGGGGCGGGACGAAGGTCGCGGCTTCTACCTCAGCTTGCGAAAGAAGCGCGCCTCCGAAGCCTACGGAACGGAATTCTGGCTGAACAATCGTTGGCCTGGTGCGACGCGCACCTTTGAGTCGCTCGTCGAGCAGTTCTGGCCGCTCATCAGCCTGATGAAGGATCCGCGATATGCCTGGCCGGACACGTGGCGAGATTTTGATCGACATCGAGTCGCATTTGAGACTCGGCATCCAGACGAGATCCCGGCACATACCTAATCGTATCGAGGAGTTCTCATAATGCCCCGCGTTGGGATAATGCGTGCGCCAAGTGTTCGCCGAATCCCGGCTGCATATAGGCGCTTGCATTCGTTACATCTCCGGCTGCCGTCTGCGCGATTAGGTGCGGGTGGAAGCGTATGACCGCTTGGGCATGTGCGAGGCTTGGCCAATGCCGCTGCGCGGGCGATGTTCTCCTGTTGTGTAACGAGCTTCAGATGCGAGGGGTTGCAGCAGCGCCGGTTATTACAAGCCGCGTGGTCGAGCTGTGGGACCGTGTGCGCGAGACCGCTTGGCAGAGGTTCCACCAGCCATGCGTACAGGAGTCTGTGCAGATATATTTCTCGCCCCTTGAAACTGATCCTACCGTAACCGTTCTTTGCGGCACCGCTGGCGTTCCAGCAGTTTGTGGCCGAATCGATCTTGATTTTCGCGAAGATTCGCGAGATGTTTTTGATCGAGATGTGATGGATGGCGAGATACTGCGACTCAGCCACGTGCGCTGCCTCCGAATCAGTTGCGTTGTGGTTAGGGCCGCGGCTGTGCTCCGACACTACCGCAGCCTTATCTATGGTACCACATTATGCCTGACCCGTTGACCTACGTTGCGACTAAGTATGCCCTGGATCTACATCGGCGCTCGCCGATCGAGATTCAGAACATTGGCCGCGACGACCTCGCGCAGCTCTTCGTCGAGTTGGGCTTCCACGTGGGCGTCGAGGTCGGCGTCGAGCGCGGCCTGTACTCGGAGGTACTCTGCCGCGCGGGCCTGGAACTGACGTGCGTCGATGGTTGGCGGGCCTACCGCGGGTACCGCGATCACGTGGACCAGGGGAAACTTGACGGGTTCTACGAGGAGGCGTATGCGCGACTCCGTCCATTCGGTGCCCGGATCATGCGGAAGTTCTCGCTCGAAGCCGTGCAGGACTTCGCGGACGGCTCGCTCGATTTCGTTTACCTGGACGGGAATCACGATCTCCCGAACGTGATCAACGACATCCACGCTTGGGGTCGGAAGGTCCGCGTCGGGGGCATTCTGGCCGGGCATGACTACGTGCGCTATCATTGGCCGAACCAGATTCACGTCGTGCAAGCCGTCAACGCTTACACCGAGGCGTACGAGATCCATCCGTGGTTTCTCGCCGGGACCAAGGCGAAGGTACTAGGCGAGACGCGCGACACGGCGCGGTCCTGGTTCTGGGTGAAGCCGGCGCCGCGCACGAAGACGTACCGGGGCATCGTCAAACAGTGAGGGATGCGATGAAGATTAGAGACACAGTCGAAGACATCAAGTGCGTCGGACGGCGTCGAATCGCAGTGAGCCTTTCAGATGAGCCAGCCGGACTCGTGCTGGTCATCGATCTGGATCGCACGACTGGGCGGACCAACCTCGCCAACCTCGTGCTCGAGAAGCGCGAGGCGAAGAAGCTCGCGGCGACGATCAATCGGACGATCAAGCTCGTGTAGGGGCCTTTCCATGAGAGTCGACGCATGCGGTCGGTCCTACTACGAGGTGCCGGTCTTTCCAACCGGCCGCCTGAAAACCGCATTCGAAACGCTTGACGCGCAGGAGTGTTGCGAATGCCTAGCGTTGATTCATCACGGCACGGACCGGTACTTTCAGCGCAATGAGTCGACGGATGGTCTTGAAACTAGGGTGGCTGGCGTTCTGATGGCACTGACCTACGACGCGGTCTGTGGTCCGTGCGGCGATCGATTCCTGAATGAGACGGCAACGCGATGAAGATCGCTGTCATTTCTGCCAACCTCGGGCGCTACGACCCAGACGTGCCGTGGGTGCCGCAGATCGTGCCCGCCGGCGTGACGGTCGAGGTGCATCGGCTGACCGACGCGACCTTCCCGCCGCGGCCGAAGGCGATGACCTCGGCGCTCCAGTGCGGGATCCCGAAGTGGTTCGGGGCAGACCTATTCCCAGGCGCAGATGTGTACCTCTGGGTGGACGCTTCGTGCGCGCTCCTGAATTCGCATGCAGTGACCCTGCTGCTTGAGCGGCTCGGAACGTCTAACCTCCTAGTGTTTCGGCATCCAGATCGCGCGACGATCGGCGAGGAGTACGAGTTCCTCAAGACGCGCCTAGCACGACCTGGCGAGCGGTACCTGACCACGCGTTATGCCGGCGAATGGTTGGACGCCCAGTACGAGCACATCTGCGCTAGACACGCGTCCTTCGTCGACTATCAGCTCTTTGCGACGACCGCATTTATGTACCGGCCTGACCCGAGTGTGTTGGCGGTATTTAAAGAAACCTGGTTCGGGAAGACTCGATGGCACCTGCATGATCAATTGTTCTTCGCCTATGCCCTCGCGAAGAGCGATTGCAATTTCCGCGTGCTGCAGGAGAAATATACGGATTGTCCGTACCTTACATTCGTGCGGAACCGACATCGAAAGAGCGCATGATGTTTATCTACGTTGTGACGAACACGGTCAACGGTAAGCAGTACGTTGGACAGACGACTGTACCGATTCAAAAACGCTGGCAGCGTCACTGCGCTGCCGCGCGCGGCGCAAGGCCCGATTGTCGCGTCTTTCACGCGGCCATCAGGAAATACGGGCCAACATCGTTTTTGATCGAAACGATACTGCTCAAAAACGGAGCATCACAGACCGATCTTGACGCGCGCGAGCGCGAGACGATCATCGCCCTCGGGACGATTGCGCCAAATGGTTACAACTTAAAGGAGGGCGGGTTGGGCGGAGCCCTCCATGCCGATACAAAGGCTAAACTCAGTGCATCGCTTCGAGGGCGCAGATTCAGTGCTGGACACCGCGCCAAGATCAGCGCCGCCCTAAAGGGTCGAACGTTTTCGAGTGAGACCTTGGCGCGGATGAGCAACGGCCAGCGCGGGCGGAAGCATTCACCTGAGACACTGCATCGCTTAAGTGAATCGCACCGTGGAATTATATCGCCAAATAAAGGGAAGTCACCATCCGCCGAGACGCGGCTGAAATTGAGCCTCGCTGGTATTGGGCGAATCGTCTCGGAGGCCACAAGAACCAAATTGAGCGCCGCGACGAGAAACCACTATGCGGCGAAGAACGCATCATGACCGACCTGAATTGCCTGTACTACACCGCGAATCGCGTGCCGGCAGGTTTTGCCGCGACGATTCGCCGACACCTTCGCGAGGCCGCGGTTACTCAGGCGGGCCTGCCGCTCCAGATCATTGCTGTCTCGCAACAGCCACTGCCCTTCGACGATGACTTCAGTGACGTGAACATCTGTGTCGGTGAAACCGGCGCGTCGATCTACAACTGCTACCGCCAGATCCTCATCGGGGCACAGGCGGCCATGACACCGTTCGTAGCCTGCGTAGAAGATGACACGCTTTATAACGATCAGCACTTCACGCACCGGCCCACAACGGATGACGTCTTCACCTACAACCGGAACCGCTGGGTGCTCTGCGCCGATGGCACGTTCTACTACCGCGAACGGACACAGATGGCGATGTGCATCGCTCCGCGCGCGCTGCTCATCGAGACGCTTGAGGAGCGCTTTCGGAAGTGGCCCGAGCCGATCACGGACGAGGTCGCAAAAGCTGCCGGTTGGGGCGAGCCTGGACGGTATGAGCGCAACATGGGCTTGACGCCGCGCCGGCGCGAGTACTTCAGCACCGACCAGCCCTGCGTGACCGTGAACCACCGACACGGGCTGATGGGCGTGCGGAAGGTCCAGCCGACCGACACGGTCGTCCGCACGCTCGAACCGTGGGGCGACGGCGCCGCGCTGTGGAAGCGGCTGTTTGCGGACGAGGGCACCTGAGATGCCGTCCTTCGATTACCTCATCGTCGGGGCCGGCTTCGCCGGCGCGGTCTGCGCCGAACGGCTCGCGGCCGCGGGTCGCCAGGTGCTTGTCATCGACCGGCGCGCCTATGTCGGCGGGAACGCGCATGATGAGTTCAACGACGCAGGGATCCTCTGCGGAAAGCACGGCGCCCACGTGTTTCACACGAACTCGAGGCGAGTGTTGGACTACCTCTCTCAGTTTACGGAGTGGCGATCCTACGAGCATCGTGTCCTGTCCTCGGTGAACGGGCAACTCTTGCCAGTGCCGATCAATCAGACGACGCTCGAAGCCTTTGGAGGGGATCTGGTCGCCGCAGAGAAGGCTATGATTGAGCCCTACACGCGGAAGCAATGGGGCGAGTACGCCGACCAGTTGTCCCCGATCGTGTTGGCGCGGATTAAGACACGGGAGACCAGGGACGATCGGTACTTTACGGACACCTATCAGGCGATGCCACTGCACGGGTACACGCGGCTGTTCGAGCGGATCCTCGATCACCCGAACATCACGGTCCAAATCGAGACGCCGTACGAGGCGCTCGCGGCCAAGGGTCATACCTACGGGGCCATCATTTGGTCGGGCCCGATTGACGCCTTCTTCAACCACTGCCTGGGTGCGCTACCGTATCGCTCCGCTACGTTCATCTTCGCGACATTCGACCACGGCCCGTACCAGGCTGTCGGCGTCGTGAATCATCCGAGCGAGCGGGTACCCTTCACGCGGTCCATTGAGTTCAAGCATATCACGGGCCAGGTGCATCGCGACACGACGGTTGCGCACGAATATCCGACCGCTGAGGGTGAGCCCTTCTGGCCCATTCCGACGGCGGCCAACCTGGAACGGTATCGGCAGTACCAGGCCCTCGCGCGTGAGCGGCGCGATGTGTATTTCGTCGGACGGCTCGGCACCTACAAGTACATCGACATGGACATCGCGGTGGCGCAAGCTCTCGCACTGACGCGCAGGCTAGTTGGAGGTCAATGATGGGCATGTTCTTCAAAGGAAAATGCGCGCAATGCTGGGAGCCGATTGACGATTGCCGGTGCGGCGACAGGTTGCCTGTACACGGCACGGGAAACTTCGGATCCGTCATCAATTACGAGAGGGGGACACCATTGGAACGCGCTGATACACCGCTCGACACTGGTGAATTCCGCGGACCGACGGCCAGCCCGGCGCGGGTCAGGCCTGCCGTCGGATCGACTGACGCGCACGGCTTTCCGCTGGCCATTCAGGACGTAATGAACGGCGCGCGGATCTCGCGCGTAGCTTGGGAGGACGACCAGATCCAGGTCTTTTTGCTGGATGGCCTGCTCCGAATTCGCAAGGCCGAGGGGACGGTCCATCCGTTGATCGTCTCGGACGGTGACCTCTACGCGACCGACTGGTTCGTCGTTCGGGGGTAGGTGAAGCCAGATGCCTGATCTCTCCGTGCTGATCCCTGCACGCAACGAGGTCTTCCTCGCGCAGACGATTGCCGATGTCGTCGCCAATCTGCGCGGGGATACGGAGGTCATCGCCGTCTGCGATGGCGGCTGGCCGGATCCGCCGATCGCGGACCATCCGCGGGTGCAGCTCATCTACCTGCCGACGCCGATCGGGCAGCGTGCGGCGACCAACCTGGCTGCCCGGGCGAGCGCCGCGCGGTACGTCATGAAGCTCGACGCGCACTGCGCGCTGGCTGAGGGGTTCGATGTCGAGCTCGTGCGCGCCGGCGACGAACTCGGGCCGGACGTGACGCAGATTCCGGCGATGATTAACCTCCACGCCTTCAACTGGCGGTGCCGAGCGTGCGGGCGCGAGACCTACCAGGGGCCGCGACCCGAGCGATGCGCGGCGGATGTGGCCCACGATCGCGAGCTCGCCGTCATGCCGCCAGCCTGCGGCGAGGCGCAAGGCTTCGACCAAGTCCTGGTCTGGCAGCCCCGACGCCGGCGCGCACAGGGGAACGGGTCAGCGGGCGCGGGCGGGTTCGCGCGGACGGAGTTCTGGCGGTTCGACCAGGAGCTGAAGTTCGCCTACAAAGGCCCCGTCATTCGGGGACAGGAGCAGGCCGAGATTGCCGACGTGATGAGCAGCGTCGGGGCCTGTTTCGTGATGCGCCGTGATCGGTTTCTCGAGCTCGGCGGGCTCGATGAGGATCATGGGAGCTGGGGCGCCTTCGGCACAGAGATCGCCTGCAAGTCGTGGCTCAGCGGCGGACGGCAGGTCGTGAACAAGCGCACCTGGTTCGCGCACATGTTTCGCACGAACGGCGCCTTTTCGTTTCCCTACGCCATACGTGGGGCCGATCAGGACTACGCACGCCGGTACAGCCAGAACATGTGGTACGGCAACCTCTGGCCTGGTCAGACTAGACCTCTGAGCTGGCTACTCGACCATTTCTGGCCCATCCGGGGCTGGGCCGATGTCAAGGGCGCGGAGCGGCTGGCGTTCGTGCGTGCGCGCGGCGCCGCGTTTCGGGCATCCGTCGCACCATCGCCGGCGTCGATCCTGGTGCCACGCGCCGAGCGTCCGGTCGCACCGGCGGTGCCGACGAAATCACTCGTCTACTACAGCGACCTTCGACTCGATCCGACGATCGCGCGGGCCGTCCAGGCGCAGCTTCGGCGAGCCGCGCCGGGTCTGCCGATCGCCGTCGTGACGCTGCAGCCGACCGACTTTCGCGGCGATGTCAACCTTGTGCTTGACTTGGAGCGCGGCTACCTTGCGATGTTCCGGCAGATCCTCGCTGGGCTTGAAGCCCTCGACACCGATGTCGCGTTTCTGGTCGAACATGACATCCTGTATCACCCCTCGCACTTCGCCTTCGTCCCGCCGCGGCGCGACGTGTTCTACTACAACCGGCATACCTGGAAAGTCGACGCCGAGACCGGTCGGGCCCTGCACTACCGCTGTGACCAGACGTCCGGCCTATGCGCTGACCGGGCGTTGCTCGTGGAACACTACCGGCGCCGGGTCAAGGTGATCGAAGCCGAGGGCTATCATCGGAACTTCGGCTTCGAGCCGGGGACGAACCGCTGGTCCCGCGCGCTTGACCCGCACGGGGCCGATCACTGGTTCTCGCCCCAGCCGAACATCGACATCCGCCACGGGCGCAACCTGACGCCGTCGCGCTGGCGACAGGACCAGTTTCGGAACCGCCGGACCTGTCAGGGCTGGACCGAATCCGACGAGGTGCCCGGCTGGGGCCGGACGCGCGGGCGATTCGCCGAGCTGCTCGCGACCATCCTCGAGACGCCGGCAGCGCAGGGATCTATCGACGATGTCGCATCGCACGGTCAGGAAGAGGAGCCATCTCATGTCTGAACTCCATCGCGTCACACGCTTCGTACGCAGCCATCTCTGGGCGATCCTGCCGGAGAAGATGGACGCCATCTGCGAACTGCTCGATCTCCGCGCGCAGGGTGTCACGTTCACGGCCGAGGAAATCCAGGCAAGACTCGGTGCCGTGCAGCCGCGCGAGCCCCAGCGGGTTGAGACCGTCGCCGTGATCCCCCTCCAGGGGATTCTCGCCAAGAAGATGAACATGATGACCCGGATGAGCGGCGGGACGTCGCTCGAACAGTTCATCGCGCAGGTGCGCGCCGCCGTCGACGACGAGAGCGTGCGGGCCATCGTCATCGAGGGCGACACGCCCGGCGGCACCGTCGAAGGCTGCATCGAAGCCGCGACGGCCCTCTACGGGCTGCGGGGAAAAAAGCCGATCGTGGCGGTCGCCGATCCGCTGCTCGCTTCGGCGGGCTATTGGATGACCAGCCAGGCCGACGAGATCGTGGCGTGCCCGAGCGCCTCGGTGGGGAGCCTCGGCGTGTTCACCATGCACAACGATTTTTCGGCCATGAACGAGCGAGTGGGCGTCAAGCCGACCTACATCTTCAACGGCGCCTACAAAGTGGAGGGCAACCCAGACGAACCACTGTCGGACGAGGCCCGGGCGTTCATGCAGGCCCGCGTCGACGAGCGCGGCGAGGACTTCATCAAGGCGGTCGCGCGCGGCCGTGGCATCTCGGCGGCGAAGGTCCGGTCGGACTTTGGCCAGGGCCGAGTCTTCTTCGCCAAGCAGGCACTTGAGGCTGGGATGATCGACCGCATCGGCACGCTGGAGGAGACGATCGCCCGCTACGTGGGCCGGCGCGGGGGCGTCGTCGTGACGCGGATGGAAAGCGCGGCGGAATCGCCTGAGTTGGTTGCGGCGACGGTGGCGGCTGGGACCAGCCCGGACCAGGACGCAGTCGACCCGGCGGCCGACGCCGAGACGGCAGTCGTGGCCGCGACTACCGAAGATCCGGAGCCCGAGCCAGAGGCGGACGACGGAGCGGACCCAAAATCGCGGGCCGCGCTCGATGCGCAGCAGGCGGCGGAAGCCGAGACGGACGAAGCCGCGATCCTCGCGGCGCTGGCGGAGTCGGCGGACTGATCGAGACGAGACGAGTAATGGCGAAGAGGACACGCCGGGGTCGCGGCCGGCCGCCGCTCGCGGCGCACGAGCCGTCGACCCCGGTGTGCGTCCGCGTGCCTCACAGTGTGTACGACACTTTGTACCACCAGGCGATCAAGCGCCAGATTTCCGTCTCGGAACTGATTCGACGGAGCATCGAGGGGCAAGCGCATCGGCCACTGCCGTCGCCCAACGGCACGCCCTGAAACCGCATGAACCGATGGAGAAGCGATGAATACACAAGCAAAAAACCGAAGGGTTCACTGCCCGACATGTCGCGGGTTCGACTCATTCGGGACCTGCCCGATTTGCGACGGCCGCGGTTTTGCGACAACCGGCAAGATTCGAGACCACCGACGGGCAGGTCTGCTCAAAGAACTGGCGATATTGGAACAGAAGTTGAAAGCGATCCGGAATGAGCTTCGGTGATTTTTGTAATTTAAAATCGCCTTTCTCGCCCGCTCTCTCCATACTCATCTCTGACACACGGCCGTTCGTGCAACCCGTCCCGTAGGACGCGCGCGCACGGACGGCGCGACAGCTCACGACCTCCGTCGAGCGTCAGCGGCTGTCCTGGGACCCACCACATCGGTGGGCAGGGCATCCCTGGCGCTTTTCGCGTGTACGGAGGGCGACAGCCCGAGGAGCGGAAGATGGATCTCAAGGCAATCAGGCAGCGTCACGCGGACCTCAAGGCCGATTTGTTCCGCCTGACCAAGGCGCGAGCGGACCTCGGCGTCAAGGCCGTCGCCGAGAAGCGGAGCCTGACCGACGAGGAACGCACCGCGTTCACGGAGTTCGGTCCGAAGATCGAGGCCACCCAGGCGTCACTGGCCGAGGCGGCCAGCCTCCTCGAGGCGGCCGAAGCGGCCAACGAAGCCGAGCGGCAGACCCAGATCACCGGCATCGACCCGGATGCCGAGGCGGCGGGTCGGGCCGCGGCCGCCGCGGGTGTCACCCGCCGCGTCCAGGTGACCGATCGCGCCCTGGAGCAGCCGGGCCTCTGGGGTCGACAGCTCCAAGCGATCCGGAACTTCGCCATCAACGGCGGCGCAGCGCACACACCCGCCGAGGACATGGTCGTGCTGCGGCCGCTGATGGCTGCGGCGACGGGCCTGAACACGGACGTGCCGTCCGAGGGCGGATTCCTGGTCCCCCAGGCGCGCGCGAGCACCGTGCTGCAGCGTGCCTACCAGATCGGCGAGATTCTCCGGCGGCTCACGCCCATGCCGATCGGGCCGGGCTTCAACGGCGTGAAGATGCCGGCGATCGACGAGACGAGCCGGGCGGACAGCTCCCGCTATGGCGGCATCGTCTCAGGCTGGCTCGGCCAGGGCAACACCCTGACGAGCGGCAAGCCCAAGTTCCGCGAGATCGACCTGAAGCTCCGGAAGGTCGGCGCGTTCGTCTACGCGACCGACGAGCTTCTGATTGACGCCGTCGCGCTCGAGGCGTGGATCAACCGGTACCTCCCGCTCGAGCTGCAGTTTCGGATCGAGGATGCGGTCATCAACGGCGTGGGCAGCAACCAGCCGCTCGGCATCCTCAACTCGCCGGCCCTGATCACCGTGACCCGCGCGACCGCGAGCAAGGTCACCGCCGACGACATGCGCGGCATGATCAATCGCCTGTGGGCGCCGCTCCGCGGGCGCGCGGTGTTCCTGGTCGACCAGTCAGTCGAGCCGGAGCTCGATGTGCTGTCGTTCGCGATCGGGACGGCGGGTGTCCTCGACCCGAGCTACAAGCCGGCTGGCGACGGGCGGCCCTACGCGACCTACAAGAACATCCCGATCATCCCGGTGGAGTACTGCGCGGCGCTTGGGACGACGGGCGACATCATCCTCGTGGCCTTCGATGAGTACCTGTTCATCGACAAGGGCGGCGTGGATCAGGCGGTGTCGCTGCATGTCGCCTTCTTGACCGACGAAGCGGTCTACCGGTTCATCGCCCGGGTCGACGGACAGGCGACCTGGAACGCGGCGCTGACGCCCAAGTCGGGCGGCTCGACGCTCTCGTGCATCGTGGTCCTGAGCTAGGAGGGCCGACGCGCCCGCCCGTAGGGGAGAACGACGATCATGCGCATCAGCGAACAGTACAGCAGCGTGCCCCTCATCGAGCCGGCGGACTACGGCTCGGCGGGGATCGATTCCGACAGCGTGAACATGGGGCGTCTGCACGCCCTGGGCGCGCTGCTCACCTTCGGCGCCATCACCGGGGATTCGATTCTGAAGGTCTACAGCGGCGCAACGGCCGCCGCGAAGACGACGGCGCTCGCGTTCAAGTACCGGCTCGGCGCCGCGGACTTCAAGGTCGCCCTGGCCGATCAGTTCGGGGCGTGGACGTCGGTGGCCTCGACCGGCCTGACGCTCACGGCGGCGACCTTCGCCAACCGCCAGGTCGCGGTCGAGGTCGACGCGGACCAGATGACCGACGGCGAAGAGTGGCTGACGTTCGAACTCGACTCGACGGCGACCACACTCTTCGTCGCCGGGATCGGCGTCGGCTCGCCGCGCTACCCGGGGAACCTGATCCCGACCGTGATCTAGGCGCCTCGTAATGCGGCTTCGCACGACCGCCGGCCGGTATGCCGGGGAGATTCGGGACTACGGCTTTGGTGCCGGCCGCGCCGCCCTCCGCGTGGGGACCGCCGAACCGGTGGAGGCCCTCGCTACCACCCGTCCGGCCCCCAAGCTGCGGGCAGCGCACAAGCCATCGACGCGTCGGAAGGGCTGAGACGCGCCCCGTGGGCGCGGGGGAGTCAGGGACATGACACAGCAGGCAGTTCGCACGGCGATGACCATGGGCGTGCGCACGCGATTCACCATCGCGCAGGTGAACGCCGGGGCGACCCTCGTGGCGGCCGTGAAGGGCATGGCCCATCGGATCGTCGATCTCACGATGATCGCCATCGGTGGCGCCGCCGAGACGGCGACGTCGGTTGACATCATCGGCACGCGGAGTGCCGCGACGGTCCGCCCGTTCGTCGTCGCGGTCGCCGCGCTGACGCAAAGCGCGGTCGTCAAGCCGAACTCGGCGAACGTGACGGTCCTCGCCGACGGCGCCTCGTACACGGCCTTGGACGAAAACACGGCCATCACCATCGGCACGCAATCGGGAGGCAGCGACCTCGCGACCGCCACGCATATCGACGTCATCCTGAGTTACGCGGCTGAAGAGGCGTAATCGATGGCTGGGACGATCGTCCAATCGGCCGTCCTCGTTGGCGTCGTCCGCAGGCTGACGTTTGCCTGCACGGCCGACGCGGCCGATGGCTCCTTCCCCAGCACCGAGATCACGACGAAGTTCGAGGGGTCGCTGCTCAAACTGGTGACCAACCCGGGCGCGTCGGCGTCGACGTCGCCCTCAGCCTCGATCTCCCCCTCGGTGTCCGCATCCGCGTCCGTGTCGCCGTCGAGCAGCCGGTCGCCCTCGGTGTCCGCGTCCGCGAGCCGGTCGCCGTCCGTGTCGCCCTCGGCCTCCGTCTCGCCGTCCGCCTCAGTCTCCCCGAGCTCGAGCCGGAGTCCGAGCAAGTCGATTTCGCCGTCGGCGTCGACAAGCCCGTCCGTGTCGAGTTCCGCGTCCGTGAGCCCGAGCACGTCGCTGTCGCCGTCCGCCAGTTTGAGCCCGAGCGTCAGCGCGTCGGTGTCGGCCTCCGCATCGGTGAGCCCGTCGTCGTCATACAGCCCGAGCGCGTCGATCAGCCCATCCGTCTCGGCATCGGAGTCGGTGAGCCCCAGCGCGTCGGTGAGCCCGAGCGTCTCGGCGTCGGCTTCGATCTCGCCCTCGGTGAGCGCGTCGGCGTCGATCTCCCCGTCGGTGTCCGCCTCAGTCAGCGCCTCGGCCTCGGTCTCGCCGAGCGCGTCGGTGAGCCCCAGCGCCTCAGTGAGCCCGAGCGTCTCGGCGTCGGCGTCCGTCTCGCCGTCGGTCAGCGCCTCGGCCTCGGTCTCGCCGAGCGCGTCAGTGAGCCCGACCGAGGGGGCGCCGACGGACAACTACGACATTCGCATCCTCGATCAACGTGGCATCGATGTGCTCCAGGGGGTCGGAGCCAACCGGGATCAGACGGTGTCAGAAGAGGCCGCCATCGTCTACAGCGGGACGAGTCTCCACCCGCGGGTCGATTACACCGACACGCTAACGCTCGAACTCACGAACAACGTGGTCGCCAGTGCGGTCATGGTGATCGACCTGTACTACTCGACCGGCGGGTGACGGGGATGTGTGATGAGCCTGACCCTGATCACCGCCCCGACGCTTGAGCCCATCACGATCGCGGAACTGCGCCGGCATCTCCAGCTCAATGACACGGCGGGTGAGCCCGCGCCCACCGCGCCCACTGTCGCCCTCCCCAGCACACCCGTCGCCGGCGACTGCGATGCCGGGGCCTGGCGCGTCGGCTTCACGTTCGTCACGGCCGACGGCGAGACGGAGATCGGCCCACTTTCGGCCGTCGTGACCGTGGCCGACCCGGCCGTCAACGGCCAAATCAGCGTTACCGCCATCGCCATCGGCGGGTCGGCGGTCACGTCGCGGAAGGCGTATGCCCTTGCGCCAGGGGAGAGCGTGGCGCAGTATGCCGCCACGATCGCCAACAACACGGCGACGACCCTCACGATCAACATCGCCGCGTCCGCCCTCGGCGTGGACGCCCCCTCGGTCAACACGACGCTCGACCCGGAGCTGAGCCAGCTCATCACGGCGGCCCGGGAGCGGTGCGAGTTGGCGACCCGCCGGGCGCTCCTCACGCAGACCTGGGATCTCGTCCTCGACATGTGGCCGGGTGAGACCTGGATCGAGTTGCCCCTGCCGCCGCTCCAGAGCGTGACCACGCTCAAGTACCGCGACACGGGCGGGACGCTCCAGACCTGGGCGGCGACGAACTACGTCGTCGAGGCACCCTCGGGCTCGCGCGCCCAGCCCGGACGCCTCTCACTGGCCTACGCCGTGGTCTGGCCCGCGCTCTACGGGCAGGCCGGAGACGTGACGGTGCGCTTCGTCTGCGGCTACGGGGCCGCGGCGTCGAGCGTTCCGGCCATCCTCAAGCGCGCCATGCTCGTGGACGCTGGGGCGCACTACGCCCACCGCGAGGAGATCAGCGTGGGCCCCACGGTCACCACGATCCCCCTCGTGCATCGGACATATTGGAGCTATCAGGCCCGTCTGGCGCAGCGGAGGGCCGCATGAGCAGCCGCCCGCGCCGCGAGCGCCTCGTCATTCTGACGCGCACCCCGGCCGATCTCGCGGTCTCGACACTCACGCGCAGCGGCGCCGTGGCGACGGTCACGACGACGGCGCCGCACAACTACGCCACGGGCGACTACATCACCGTCGCCGGAGCCACGCCCACGGCCTACAACGGGACCGTCAAGATCACAGCCACAGGTGATCAGACCTTCACGTACGCGATCGCGGATAGCCCGTCGACGCCGGCGACCGGCACGATCACCGTGACTTATGTCTCGGACGCGCAGGGCGGCCGCAAGGACAGCTGGCGGACCATCGATACGATCGCCGCCGAGCAGGTGGAGATCCGTGGCACCGAGCGGCTGCAGCTCCAGGCGGTCTCGGCCCAGGTGGACTACCGGTTTCGCGCCCGGGTGCGGGCGGATCTGACGCCCAAGATGCGGATCCTCTGGACGCCGACCTGGCCCTCGAGCGCGGCGCGCAAGACGCTCGAAATTCAGGCCGTACGAGCCGAGGGCGACGGCCGGCTCTGGATGCTGCTCGATGCCGGAGAGGCGGCCTGATGCCCGACTCGGCTGCGAGCCCGGTCGCCGAAGCGATCTACGCGCTCTTTCAGGACGCGACGCTCCAGGCGGCCACTCCGGGAGGCTGGCACGACGACGTGCCGCAGGCCGCAACACTCCCGGTGGGCTGGATCGAGATCGTCGACGAACGGGACGTGCGCGGGTTCGGAACGGGCGGCCTGCCCGAGGTGGAGATCCGGACCCATGTGTGGTCCCAGTTCGGCGGGATGGCGGAGGCCCAGACGGCGAATAGGCTCGCCATCAGCCTCCTGAAAGACGCCGCGCTGACCGTGACGGGGTATGCGATGTGCGGCCACGTGTTCTACCGCGACACTGTGACGCTGCCGGACGAGCTCCTGGGCGGCGTCAAGGTCCACGAGATCGTGTCGCGGTTCACGCTCTTCGTGGAGGAGTCATGAGATGAGTCCGTACGCCCCGTTCAATCCCTTGCCGCTGGTCGATCCCACTGGTCGGCCGGCGCGCCCCTCCGCAGTGCCCGGTCCGTGTCCCCAGTGTGGCGCGGCGCTCAGCCTGCGCGTGGCCTCCTCGGGCTTCGGGGTGCCGCATCCCGTGTGCGGGCGGTGCGGCTACGAATGGCCCGACGAGCGGATGGAGTAAGCGATGGCCGGCAAATACGGATCGCCGAGTGTTCTCATACTCGTGGACGGCTACAACCTGCTCGCCGCGAAGCTTCAGAACTTGACCTGGAAGCACGAGGCGCTCCAGGAGAAGAGCGATGGGCTGGGCGACGAGTGGGCAGAGCACCGCCCGACGGGGATGTCTCGCGTCACGCTGACCCAGGAGGGCGCCTTTTTCGACACGACCGCCGACGCCATCCATGACGCCATGTCCGCGAGCGTGCCGGGCTCTCCGCAGGCGACGGCGCGCATCATCTGTCTGGGCTTCGCCGGACAGGTGATCGGGAATGCGTTCATGGGGCTCCAGGCGGCGTTCTCCGTGGCCTACGACGTGCTCGGGCAGCTCGGCGCGCTGACGAAGGCGAATGTTCAGTACCTCATCTCCGGCCAGGTCGATCACGGCGTCATCCTGCATCCACTCGCAGCGCACGACTACGACTGGACGGGGGACACGGTCGATGACACCGCCGCCTCGAGCGATGGCGGCGTCGGGTATCTCCAGATGACGGCCGGGTTCGGGAGCTTCACCGGCGTCATCCAGCACAGCACGGACGGGAACAACTGGGACACGCTCCTGACCTTCGACGCGATCTCCGCGCCGGGGGCGACGCGGAAGACCGTCTCGGGCTCGGTGCGCCAGTATTTGCGATTCAATGGCACGGTCTGGGGCGACGTCTCGCCGAGCGCGTCGGTCAGTCCGTCCGCGTCCGTGTCGCCGTCGAGCTCCGTTTCGCCGTCGGCGTCGACGAGCCCGTCGGTCTCCAGTTCCGCGTCCGTGAGCCCGAGCGCCTCCGTCTCGCCCTCCGCGAGCCTGAGCCCGAGCATCAGTGCGTCCGTCTCGGCGTCCGCGTCCGTCAGTCCGAGCAGCTCGCTGAGCCCGAGCGCCTCCGTAAGCCCCAGCGCGTCGGTGAGCCCGAGCGTGTCAGCGTCCGCGTCCGTGTCGCCGAGCAGTTCCCTGTCGCCCTCGGCGAGTCTCTCGCCGTCGGTGTCGGCGTCGACGTCGGCCTCGCCCTCGGCGGAAGCGGGCGTGGCGGGGGAGGCGACAGTGTTCTGCGGCTTCGCGAGGAGTTGATCGTGACGCCCGACGAGGTGGCGCGTGCGTACGGGGCGGCCGCCGAGACCGCTCGGCGCGCGCGGTCGACGTGGGAGACGACCACGGATCTCCCGGACAAGGACGCGGCCGGCGTCGTCATGCGCCAGGCCACGGCGCTCGAACGGTCGCTCGAAAGTTGGATCGCCAAGCGCGCGCTTCGTGCGGCGCTGGCACACGGCGCACACGTAGGAGGAGGATCCGATGGCCGGTAAGTACGGGTCGCAGTCAATCACCGTCACGCTCGAGGATGCCCCGGGCGGGACCGCGCGCACCATCACCCAGTTCATCCTGACGATGGGCGGCATCAAGATCACCGCCCTGACGCAGCCGTCGCACGCCTTCGGGGACTCCTGGGAGGAGCACACCCCGACGGGGATGAAACAGGGCGATCCGATCACCCTGACGGGCTACTGGGACACGACGTTGACCACGGGGCCACACGTCGTCTTCCTCTCACCCGATGACGGGCCACAGGACGACGGGCGCGAGCTGGTGGTCGTCTTCGGGGACTCGAAGACGATGACGATGGATACGCGACTCATCAGCTACGCCGTGCTCGGGAAGAATGGCGCGCTGACCGAGTTCGAAGCGGTCCTGCAGCCGACGGGCGCGATGACCTGGAGCTAGACCACCACCCCGCCGTGGCGTCCCGGAAGGACGCCCAGCGGGAAACGCCGCGGCCGGATCGGGCATGTTTATCCGATCCCGCCGTCGCCTTTCCACCAAGGAGGCATGGGATGTCCGTCTTCACCTCACTCGTCGTCGAGACCATCCCTGTTCCGGGCGATCCGGAGCAGACCGTCACGATTCGCAAGCTGGCGCCGAAGCATCTCCAGGCGGCGGCGACGGCGGGCCAGCGCGCGGCCCTGCTGGAGTTCGTCGAACTGAAGCGCCTGGGCGCGACGGACATCATCAAGGAGGTCCAGGCGCTCACGGCGGACACGGCGGCGCTCGCTGCGGCTCGCACAGCCGATCCGCTGCTCCTCTACGACCGGACCGTCCTCCTCCAGAAGGGGATCATCGGCTGGAGCTACGACCGATCGCACGATGACCCCGAGGCGCTGGAGGATCTGGACGACGACACCAGCGAAGCGATCGCGCGCGCCATCCTGAAGTTGACCAAGCCGTCGCTCTTCGCCGCAGCCGAGGCCGGCGCGACCGACTCCGACGCCGTGGCGGCCGCGACGACGGCGGCAGAGGAGGCGGCACAAAAAAACGGCTGACGGCGCTGTATCGCTTTCTCAATGGCGAGGACGGCGCCTCGATGCCTCAGACGTGGTGGGTGTCCCGGCTGAGTGAGGAGTTCCACTGCTGCCCCTCAGCCGCCCTCAGAGAGTGGCAGCAAGCCCCGGAGGGCCTGCTCGAGGAGATCATCGAGATGCGCGCGTTCGCGGCGGCCAAGCACATCGTGGACAGCGCCCAGCGCCGGCAGGACATCCCGCGGACGCCCATGTGCCAGCTTGTGCAGCGGATCGAATTCGAGCTCGTGCAAGCCCAGGTGGACGCCGACCAGGCGGCGCGGCAGGATCGCGATGGCCGATAAGCTGACGATCGATGTCGATATTGGTGCGCTGCTCCAAGCACTCACCGCCTTGGGCCCGGCGGCGGAGCTGGTCTGTCGGAGCGCGTCACGCGAGACCGCCAGCCGCATCCAGCGCGGGGCGCAGGATCGGGCCCGCTGGGGCGCCACGGGCAAGACCCGCGAGGCCATCACGATCGACGAGGGGCCCGAGCCGCTCGGCGGCTGGCGTGTCTACGTCGGGCCGACCGTCGACGAGAAAGGCCACCATCGGCCCGCCAATCTTCCGAGGTGGCTAGAGTTCGGCACCAGGAAGATGGTGCCCCGCCCATTCCTCTTCGCAGCCGCGCGCCTCGAAGACGGTCCGCACCTCGAGCGGATCAGTCGGGCCATTCAGCAGGCCATTGATGGGCAGGGGTTGGGCTGATGGCGGCCAATCCTCAACTGGTCGTGCGCATTGCCGCCAGTCTCGGCGAGCTGAAAAAGAACCTCGCCGAGGGCAAGAACCAGATCGAGACGACGACGGCGTCGATGACGAAGCTCGCCGCCAGCTTCAAGGGCGACAAGCTCGTCCAGCAGGCGCACAACGTCACCGCGGCGGTCGCTCAGATCGGCGGTGCCTCAAAGCTGACCGGGGCTGAGCAGGACCGGGTCAATCGCGTCGTGCAGGCGGCGCTGGAGAAATATGCCGCCCTCGGGAAGGAGGCCCCTGCGGCGCTCCGCCAGTTGGCGGCCGACACGAAACGGGTCGAAGCGCCCACGCAAAGCCTGTCCACCAGCTTCAAGACCCTCGTCGCGAGCTGGGTCACCGCCCAGTTGACCCTGGTCGCCTTGCAACGCGTCTGGCGCACGCTCACGGCATTTATTGGGAGTTCCGTGCAGGCCTTCGCCGAGCAAGAGCGCGCCACGAAAACGATGGTGACGGCGCTCGAGGCCCAGGGCACGGCGACCCCACGCACGATCAAGCAATACAAGGATCTCGCCGCGCAGTTCCAGCGCACGACCACCTACGGTGACGAGCTGACGCTCCAGATGCAGGCCATGCTCGTGCAGGTCGGCAATGTCATGCCGAGCCAGATGAAGGGTGCCCTCGCGGCCTCGATGGATCTGGCCGCCGGCCTTGGCGTGGATCTGAGGGCGGCGACGCTTCTCGTCGGCAAGGCGTTCGCCGGGGAGACGGGGTCGCTGACGCGCTACGGCATCGTGATCGACAAGACGAAACTCAAGACGGAGGGCGCCGCGGCGGTGCTGGCGGCCATCAACGAGCGGTTTGGGGGTCAGGCTCAGGCCCAGGCCGAGACGTACGCGGGCCAGATCACCCAGATGGCTAATGCGTGGGGAGACTTCAAGGAGGCCGTCGGCGAGGCTCTGACTCAGGATCCCATTCTTCAGGCCGCGCTTCGCGGAGCGAAGGCTGTCATTGTCGATCTCGGTACTCAAGATCTACCGCAGCTCTCGTTGTCGATGCGCATCGCGAATGCGCTGCAGTTCGGGGCCTTCCCGATCACGAGCAAACTCGCGGAGGCATTGGCGCACGCGGCAGACTCGTCCAATAAGGCGGCGACGGCGCATCGGCGCCATGACATCGTTCTTGGGCCGCTGAAGAACCACATCAAAGAACTGACGGAGGACCAGAAGAAAGCCATCAAAGCCGCGACGGATCTTGCTAATAGTCTCGGGCCGCTCAAGCTCGCCGGCGAGGTCGCGAAACTGACGACGGCGTTGCAGATCCTCCGGACACGCGGCGATCTGTCGGCGGAGACGCTCGCGAACATCGGCGACGCGGCCGCCGTGGCCTTCGACAAGGGTGCCACACTCACTCCCGAACTGGTCGCCTTGGCGCTCGCCTCTGACAAACTTGGGTTTAGCCTCTCGAAGATCACGAAGCCCGGGCTCGATGCACTGCCGGGCGCGCTCGAGCTGGCGACCGCGGCGACGCTCGATTTCTATTTCCAGCAGCAGGCGCTCAGCGCGCAGCTCCAACAGACGACCGATGATGAGCTTGCCAGCTTCGTCACACAGTTATTGAAGGTTGGCGAGAGCTACGACATTGTCGGCCTGCACGCTAAGGAATTCGCCAAGAAGCAGGCGCCCGATGTCTCGGCCTCGCTCGACCGCATGTCGGCCGGCTTTGCGCAGCTCGCGCAGATCGGCGGCGGCGCGCTCAAGGGCATCACGGGCTTCGCCGCCCAGCTCACGAGCACGATCAAGCAGGCCGTCGATGGCGCGAAGAGCGCCGTTGCCGGATGGAGACAAGCTGGGGAAGGCGGGGCGAAGAACTTCATCGCTGGCCTGGCTGGGATGGTTCCTGGGGTCGGATCGATCGTGGGCGCCGTCGCAAGCCTCTTCGGTGGGCTTTTCAGTAAGAGCGAAGGCCGCAAGCAACTCGAGGCGGCGAACGCCGAAATCGCGAAGCTCAAGGAGCAGGTGGTCGTCCTCTACGGCTCAACCGCCCAGGCGGAGCAGATCGCCGCGCGCCTCGGGATCAACTTCCAAGCCATCTGGAGCAACCAAAACCAAGCCGGCCTCGCCTACGTGAAAGAGCAGGTCGACGCGCTCGCGAAGGCGTTGGCCGAACAATCGCAGGCGGCCGTGGATCTCGGCGCGACCATGACGCAGCGCCTTGGCGCCGACGGGAGCGCCGCGATCCAGTCGATGCTCGACAAGTTGGCCTCGCTCGGTGGCCTGTCGGCTGAAGTGCAGGCCGAGCTGCTCGCCATGGCCGGGCCCGACTTCAAGGCGATGGAGGAGGCGGCCGCTCGCTATGGCCTCGCCCAGGATGCGCTCGGGAACGGCTACTGGCAAGCGAAGCTCGACACGCAATTCCTCCAGGTCGTCAAGGACTTTGAGCTGCTGACCAATGCCGGCGCTAACGCCGGGGCCGTCATCAACGCGATGGGGCCGCAGGTTGCGACCCTGGTCGGGCAGGCCATCCGATACGGCACCGAGTTGCCGGCCGGGATGCGGCCCATCATCGACTCGATGCAGCAGGCCGGGCTGCTCGTCGATGCGAGTGGCAAGCAGTTCGACGCCTCGAAGATCAAGGGTCTGACCTACGCCGAAACCATCACGCAGGGGATCGATCGCGTGGTGGACAAGCTCCAGGAATTGATCGACGCGCTCACGAAGGGCGTCGTCGGCGGATTCAATAACGTGATCGACGCGGCAGATCGATTCGGTCGCACACGGATCAAGATTCCCGTGGACTTCGAGTTCAACGAGCCTAGCAACAGTAGTGGCAGCAGCAGCTCAGAGAGCTACGCGGGAGGGTCGGGTGGATTCCGAGACTTCGGTGTCGGCACGGCGGCGGTCCTGCACGGTATCGAGCGTGTTCAGACGCCCGCTCAGGCGCGCGCTGAGATGCGCCCGATTTCGATGGCCGACCTGGTGGCCGCGCTGCGGCAGGTCGGCAGCAGGGGCGGCACGGTTCAGTTCAACGTGACCACATTGACGAATGGCGGCGACGCGGTTCGGCAGTTGGTGCATAAGGAAATCGGCCCGTTGTTTCTCGAATACCTGAACGGTAACAAAAGCGGTTCACTCACCGAACTCAAGAGAATGTTGGGGTAATGGCGAATCTGATCTATGCGCTCCCAACGGACAATCTCTCGCCGGTGGCGACCGGTGGCGGGGTTGATTGGGCCGTCAACACGGGGACGGTGGACTCAGAATACCCGGCGGCGAATCTCGGCGATTTAAACCCGGCCAAGCCGGCGAAGCTAACCACGACCACGGGGTCATGGGTGCGGGACCTGGGCTCGGCCCAGCAGGTCGACTGGTTATTTGTGCCGATGCACAACTTGACCGCGGCGTTGTCCGGAGTGAAGATCCAGGGCAACGCGACCGACAGCTGGGGCGCGCCGTCGATCGACCAGGCGCTCGTCGTCCCGGCCTACATGGAGGACGGTTTCCCCTACGGATTCTGGTTTGATCTCACCGGCATCGGGACGCGGACGTTCCGATACTGGCGATTTTTGGTCGGGACCGCGAATGGCGCGGCCGTGGCCATAGGCGAAGTCTGGCTGGTCGCCACGAAGCGATCGCTTGTGCATAACATTTACTGGGGGCTGGACGAGGGCGACGAGCACGGTGTCGTTGAGCACCGCACGCCATATGGCGTGGTTTCGCTCTTCGACCTGGCGACGAAGACTCGGTCCATCGATGGCGAAACTTCGACCTCTGACGTCGGGCTGGCTGCGCTCAAGACGTGGCACCGCGCGTGCGCCGGGCGCGCCAAACCGACCGCAATCGTTCTGGACCCGGCGATCAATGATGCGATGATGGTCCGCTGGGCTAACGTGCAGCTCAAGTTCCGGCGCCGATTCCCCAACTTCAACGATGTGAAGTTGAACTTCGAGGAGATGTCGAGGGGATTGGTGCTCTGATGGCGCGAATACAAATGGGATCGGGCGGGCCATCAACGGGCTATCCGCGGTTGACCTTTGCTGGGAACTGTGATGCCGAGATCAACGGCGGAGTGACGTCGAAAGTCTCGCTTGGCCGGCTCCGCGGCGGGATGGCCGCCTCGATCTCCAAGATGGATAGCGGAGACTCGGCTGTTTACTCATGGACCCTCTCGCCGTTCACGGACACGATCTATCTCCGCTGCTACGTTCGTGTCCGCGGCGAGTATCCGTCCGCCGGCGGTTCGACGTTCCTCGGCGTCAAGAACAGTATTGAGGGCAGCGACGCCGGGTGCTTCTACATCGAGTCGGACGGCACGATTTACGGCATCAGTCAAGGCAACGCCGGATCGAGCACGGAAATGGGCCACACGACGGCTGGTCTCACCTTGGGCCAGTGGCATCGAGTCAACATCCAGGTCAACATGGATTCGCGCGTGGCGCTGACCATTGACGGCGCCGCCTACCCGGCCGACGATACGGATGGCCCGACAGGGTTCGTGGCAACGAGCGGCGGGCGGCTCTCCGGCGTCACGACCGGCTTCGGGTACGCGACGGCGACCGTGTCGCAGCTTGGCATCCACAAAGTCGCTGGCACGTTTCACCCGATGAACGGCGGGCAGATCGACATCACCGATCTTGTAGTCGACGGCGCTTCAGACCCCGACGCCGGCGCGGTGTCACTCTTGCACATCAGCGGCCAGGGCACCTACGCAGAGTGGACCGACGGGGCGGCGTGGGAGCGCGTTATCAGGGCACAGCCAGAGGTCGACGGGACAGCGGCGCCGACTGCGCTGCTCAACACGATCCTCGACGCGAAAACCTCGTTCACGGTCGAGCCGTTCACGAACCGCATGCCCGCCGGCGCGACCATCAAGTCGATCCGTGTGTGCGCCCGCGGTGGTATGCCGCGCGCCGACTGGAAGTGGTTGCTGCGCAAGAGTGCCGCGGACACGGAGAGCCCCTTGCAGGCGGCGCAAGGGACAAACGCCCAATGGAAGGGTATTAGTGGGCTGACGAACGGGTGGGATCCGGACATCGCGCTGACGCCGGCCGACTCGATCGAAATTGGCTTGATTGACGGTCCATCTGGGGCGGGCACCGCCACGCTTACCATCATGTGTCTCGTCGTGGACTGGGAGGGCGCGGACCCGACCTATTCGTCGGAGAACGAGGACATCGAGATCGCAACCGGGACCTATGTCGGCAACGCAACCCAGCAGGATGTATCGGTCGGCTTCAAGGCGACGTTTCTCGTCGTCAAGCCCATCTCGGCCAACAACCGCGGTGCCATCTGGCACCGTGGCATGGGCGAGGACGGCGAGTGGTCGATGCACGGGCAGAACAACGGGGCCAACGTGGCCTGCTTTCAGCGGGTCTACGCCACCGGGTTCACCGTTAAAGGTGCGTCCGGGTCCAACCCGGGCATCAACGACAGCGGCGTGACCTATGGGTGGATCGCCGTGAAGGACAACGCGCAACGCATGATCGCGACCACGTCGCGCTGTATCAACCCCGGTGCCAATGCCCTCGACGATTACGACTGGGACCTGCCCGACTCAGGCTTCATCCCCGAGGCGGCGATCCTCTCTGGGCAGCGCGTCATCACGTCTGGGAGCAATCGCATCGTCTATCGCGGTCCCGACCATGCTGGCGATAGTTCCACGGCGCTCGACACGGTTAACGCTGCCGCGGCGGATTATATTCAGTCGATGGGCACCGGCACCATCCAGCTCGGGAGCGGGTCCGTTGGCAATCTGTCGCCTGACGATCGGCACGCGCTCGCCGTGTTCCGCACGACCGAGTTCACGCAAGAGACGCTGCTCGTGATGGGCCGCTACACCGGCGACGGCTCCGGGAGCCGCGTCATCCCGTTCACGGTGATCGCAGACCCGGCCCTGCTCATTGTCGTTCCGACGAACACCGCGGCCCGTGTGTATCGCTTCTACAATGATGGGCAGGGTACGACGAGCCGGTACTGGAACTCTTCGTCGAGTGACACGACCAGCATCACAGCTTTCGCCACGCCGAACGAGTTCACGGTCGATTCGGCGCTAAACGCTAATGCTGTTGACTACGACTTCATCGTGTTCGGCTCCGGCACCGATCTTGCCGTGCTCTCGGAGATCGCCGTGCCGCGCGAGGGCTTCATCGGCTTGACGTGGGTTGAGTTCTTCGACGCGACCGACGCGGTCCACGTCTGGGGCAAGGTCGTGCTTCCGGATCCGGACAACTACTATCACGGGTTTAAGGATGACCGCATCGAGAAGTGGGGTTCGATACGCCGGGGTCTGTCAGACCGCCTTGGTCATTACGACAGTGCCACATTCTCATGGACAGCCAACGATAAGGATCGCGCGATCCGCGCACTGCTCGCTCATCCCGAGACGAAGTTCTTCCCCGGCGCGCCCGTGACCGTGCGGATGATCGACGACCCGAGCCGCCGCCAGCTCTTGACGCCGAGGACGATGTTTAAAGGCGTGGTGGATGGCTACAAGCCGCTAGCCGACCTGTTCTTCGACTTCAGGGCCATTGACCCGATTTCGAAGCGGTTTTCGCTCCAGGACGGCCTCACGCTCCCCCAGCAGCGCGTTGACCTGGCGGACTTTCCGCAGGCCGACGACAAGCTGCTCCACCAGTCCGCCGGGACGGACAGTACCATCGGAGCGGTCGGCAGGGGCGTGCCGATCATCTACGGCGAAATGAGCGATGAGGATCTCGTTACGTTCGTCATCCCGATCGCCCGACCCGACGTAGACTCGGACCCCGACTTCAAGCAGCCGGCCCAACACGCTAACGACATCTCCGGTGCGGGCACGCTTGACGGCTGGATCCTCGGCTACGTGCTTCCCTACGACAGCGGCACGAACACGCTGGGCCGCATCATCGCGCTGTCCGCCGGGACCTTCGACAACGACCGCGCCGTGTCATTCCGATGGGAGACGGGGCACGCGCGGACCACGGCCTATTGGCTGTTCGCTGCGGACGCGGGCGACTTTAACCCGTTCGGCTCGAAGGGCTCGGCCACGTTCGTACGGCGCAAGATTCACAATCTCGTGGAGGACCATCCGGGCACCGACCGCCCGTTCCAGGAGATATTTACCGGTCCGGCCGATGGCGACGACTGGATCGATATCTCACTCGGCACGACGACCGTGATCGAGGATCGCGGCAAGGGCCAAGTCAAACCCATTTACGTCGGTGACTACACGATCGGCGGTGTCGTCTACAAGGGCGCGCTCATCTGTGGGCACGCCGTCAAGCGCTTGGTGGCGGGCTACATGAATGACAAGCGCGTGGATCTCTCGACGGACACGGATTGGCTGACGCCGAATCGCGCGGCGGCCTGGGCCGCGGCTGGCTTTACGACGTCATACACGGACATCAATGGCCGACGCTACACGATCGTCTACTTGACAGGGACACCCGGGGAGATCCTTGCCGGGACGGTCGCGCCGGCCGCCGGCTCACCTGGAATCATGTTCAACGTCGATGGTGTCGAGGATGTGGGGGATGGGACCGGCGCGCTCATCACTGACGGGTTAGATCAATACAAACATTTCATGAAGAACTTCGTGTTGGCGTCTTACCAAGGCGGCGACTGGCCGGCGGCTGCGCCGGTTTTCGACGACGATGCGGAGCTGGCGATGATCGATGAGGCCAGCTTCGACGCGGCGAAGATGACGGCCACGACCCGCCTCTCCGGCGGCTACCCAGGCGCCTGGATCATCGGCGCGAATGGCGAGCGCCGGGTCGTGCGCGACGTGCTCGCGAGGCTCAATACATCCTTCGACGTGGACTGTTATTTCAACCGGAAGACTCAGTTTGCGGTCTCGATGGAAGCAGAGAACATCGCGTCAATCAACGATGCGACGATTCTCGACGATACGCTTGATATTTTCGCCCGGACATTTTCAGTGGAGGACCGCCTGAACGAACATTACAACGTGATGCCGTTCTTCTATGCGCACGACTACTCCGCGCACGCGCCGGACGGTTGGTCCTCGAAGGGCGAGTACTCGGACGCCTCGTCCATTGAAAATTATCGTCAGACGAAGCGGTCGCCGGATATTTTCCTCTGGTGTGTCCGGGACCAGGCCGTTGCCGAGGACGTGGCACAGCGTCGGCTGCGGCGGACGAAGAACCCGCCGCGCTATGTGAGGTGGACGGTCGGTCTCCAGGGGCTGAATCACGAGATCGGCGACATCGTTAGGCTCACGCACCACGAGGGCGTGGGTGCGGCCGGCTGGTCGACCAACCCGGTCCGCATCACGAGGCATGAGGTCGATCCCGACGAGTATACGGTCACCATCGAGGGCTACGATTTATCGCTACTCTTTACGACGGCCTTCATCCTTGGCGACCGTGACGTGCTCCCGAACCTGTGGACCGCCGCGAGCGTGCTCCAGAGGCAATATGGCTACTTGGCTGACCGCGCGACCGGGCTGTTCTCTGATGACGCAAACGGGAAGAGGTTGATCTAACATGGCCTGGACTGCTCTCGCAACCTTCCTCCTCGATGAGGTGTTCGGCTACCAGGACGCGAACGAGATCAAGGACAACATTATCGCGCTCGCGAGCGGCCGCATTGGCCGGAGCCTCGGCGGCAGCCGGCAGGTTTCGGTTCCGATTGTCGCTTCGGCCCAGGATGCGATCGACTATATCGACGTGGAGATAGACGGAACGCTACTCGCGGGCCTGACCGTGCGCGCGCGCGTCGAGGTCCGTACGGCCGACGCCGGCACGGGTGTGACGCCAAAGATCCGGAACATCACTGACTCGGTCGACGCGGTCACTGGCGTGTCGTCGACTTCTATCACTTGGGGCGGCGCGGATAGCTATCAGACCCTGACGTTTACGCCGGTGACGGGCATCAAGAAATACCGGCTGATGCTGACGCCGGCGAACACAACCAACCCGGTCTTCGGGATCGGGGAGATTGAAATTTTCGCTATCGCGTAAAACTCAGAGAGAGGCAGAATGAAAGCCATGAAGACGAAGGCGCTGAAAACCGCGGTGCTGGCACTGGTGCTGCTGGCTGGGGTCAGCGGCACCGCGCGGGCGCAGCGGGCGAACTACGACAGCCTGCTGCTCACGGGCGGACCGTGTCTGGTGCGCAGCGACGCGGCAGGCAGTCCGGAAGGCCGCCTGGTCGGCAATCCCTGCGACGTCTTCATCCGCAGCGACGGCGGCGCCGGCACGACCGTCTATCGCAAGGAATCCGGGGTTGCGACGAACACGGGCTGGGTCGCGATCCCGACGATCCCTGTGCCCGCCACGCAGGGCGGCACGGGCCAGACCGTCTATGCCATCGGCGATCTGCTGTACGCCGACACGACGACGTCGCTGGCCAAGCTGGCCGGCGTGGCCGCCGGGAGCTACGTGCGCTCGGCTGGCGTGGGGGTCGCGCCGGTGTGGAGCACGCTGGTCCTGCCGAACGCGGCGACGGCCAACCAAATTGCCTACGCGAGCGCGACCGACACGGTTGGCTTCACGGCAACGCTACCCACCGGGGTGCAGGACAACATCACCAGGCTCGGCACGATCACCTCCGGCATCTGGAACGCGGGGGCGGTGACGAGTAGCGGTGCGATCAGCGGAACAACAGGGACATTCAGCCTGTCTTCGGCTGGTGGCAACATTGTGTCGATCACCAACACAAACGCTGGAGCTGGATATTCTCAGCTCACAATGGGTTCGCGCGGTGGCGTTGATTTTTACTTTACCGCGGAAGACGGGATTGTTGACCTGGAGGCTGCGTTAGCGGGTGGCTTGGGCTTAAGGGCGACACACGCCTCCGGCGCGATCCGCTTCTACACGGGCGGGACGACGAAGAATGTCGAGTTCGAAGCCGACGGTGATGCCTGGTTTATCGCCGACGTGTCGGCTCTGTCGTTCACGGATCGTACACCGTACCCGGTGGACCTGGCGACAGCTCGTGCAGCCGTGCTGACGATGCGCCGGCTACCTGACGAAGCCTATCAACCGCTCGACCTAGCGATGCAACTTGATCACGCGACTTTGCATCCGTCGATTCGGTCAAAGAATGGAATGCGTGATCTGTCGGCTACCGTTTCGTCTCTGATTTGGGTCGCACAAGACTACGACGCGCGGATCGCCGCGCTAGAAGCCGCCACGAAGGAGAACCGACGATGAGGAAATTGACCGTTTGCTCTGTGCTGGCCGTGCTCGTCCTGCTCGGCTCTCCCGACATTGGCGACGTGCCGCGCATCGGCAACTGCCGGACGATGCCGAATCAGGCGGCGTGCATGACCGCCAGCGACGACATGCCAACCGCCGACGATCCCATCCGTTTCTATCGCGGGTCAACCACACCTCTGTTGATTCTTCGACCGGACGGCACCGTGGAGATCCCGCCGACGACAGACCGCGTTCGCTGGACCGGTTGGCCACCGACGACGCTCCGAGCGCGATTGTGGCCGGATGGGTCCGTTCACGCGCAGGAGAAGGTTACGCTCGCCGGCTTCAGCACGCAGAACTTCAGCGCCGGCGGGACGGGCGAGCTGGCCCTCGGCGACGCGCAGGAAAAGATCACGCTCGCCGTGCCGGTGTTTACCTCGGCCGGCGCGACGGACTTCCGCGTCTGGGATCTCTACGTGCGCCGCACGCATCCCGACCGCGAGGCGGAGGTACGGGCTACGTTCCGCGAGGTAGACGGGTCGGGCTTCGTGCCCGGCGGCCGGTCGCTCGAATGCCGCTATGGGGGTGACGTGGCCGAAACGTTGGTCATCGGGCTGAACAAGGCCAACCTCACCACGAAGTCGCTGGAGCGCCGCGTCACGGAGCGGTGTCAGGTGGACGGGAAGCTGGGAGCCGGGACGATCTCCGGCGTCCCGCAGGAGGAGGAACCCATCCCATGACCCGACTGCGATTCGCGCTCCCGGCTCTACTCCTGCTGACCATGACCCTGGTCGCGCAGGAAAAGCCGCTCACCGTTTCTGATGGCAGCCTAGCGCGTATCTCGCAGGCCGAATGGAACGACTTCCGCTTCGCGGCAGACGTACCCGACACCCTACGCGTCTGCACCGACGACGCGATGACGGTCTGCCTCACCCTCGGCGAGATCCGCGCGCTAGCCCACGTCGCCAGCGAGCTCGGCCTGGCCGACCAGCAGCGCCGCGACGTCCTGAGCTACCAGTCGGTGTACGTCTCGACCCTGGGCGAGCTGGACCAGTGCCGTGGGCAGCTCGGCCCGCTCAGAATGCAAGCGAACGCACGGGCCATCGAAGAGCAGGTCGCGGCCTGGATCGCGGACCTGGAGCGGCGGAATCCAGGCTGGATCTACGACCGGCAGACCGGGGCGCTCGTGCCCAAAGGCGATCCGAAGGAGGAATGATGTCTTTGTTAAATGCGCTGGCGTGCGTTGATGGCGCCGCGTCGAGGCGTATGCGGATCGAGGCCTATCTCGACCTCGTGCTTCGCGTCGGCATCGGCGTCTCTGTGCTGGTCGCCGCATGGCTCGCGCGATGACGTGGGAAGCGGCCAGCTCCATCGCCGTCTGGATCGCG